AAGCCCTCCACGTCGAAGGAAAAATTCGGAAGGGTGGCTGTGTTGCCCATCGCGAAATTGTTGGCCACCACAGTTGCGGTTCCGGAATAGCCGAGCGCCTTGTTGGCATGCCGCGTTTGCCAGTACGGATCTGCTGCCTGCCCGTCGCTTCCGAGATAAACCCCGGCCGGCAACGACGACAGCGTTCCGACATTCTTGTCCCACCATAGGGTACCAATGCCGGCAATCGGCCCTTGGCACAGCCCCATAATTACCGACGCGCTATATTTGTATTGTTGCCCGCCTCCTTTCCCTCCACCGCCGCCCTTGCCCGCACCCCCCTGACGCGCGGAAGGCGTCGCCATGAAGTCGTCGTAGTCGATCAGGTTCGGCGATACCCGGGTGGTTCCGTAGACAAGCGGGATCACACCGCCGTGCTGTGATGTTTGAAACTGCAGCGCGCCGACCGCCTTCTGCTGTTTGGCATTCGATGCGCCGCTCAGGATCCCGCCCATGGCTAACGGTCAGAGCCCGGGTAGTGGAAAAGGGTCAAAAAACTGTACTTGACGACCAAATAGCGGCGGCTGGCCACCATCGGCAAAGACGACCCCCGCGTCGCACCAGGCATGTATCAACCGCGGCCAGGAGATAACGATAGCGCCGTGCGCAAAGCAACGACCAAACTTGAAGACAGCGACATCGCCGCCCTGAGGTGGTCCGCCAATCCCGCGGGCGTAGCGCATCAGTCCCCGGAGATAGCGCTCCGTGTCGCGATGCAGGTTCCAGTCGGGAGGATAAAATGGCACATCGACATGCGGGATCACGCCCGCTGCCTCATAGACTTCAGCGAGCAGCGTCAGGCAATCGATGCCACCGCCTTTGATCCTGCCCATGTGGTGATAAGGTGTCCGCAGCCAGGTTTCAGCCTCGGCGACTACCCGCTGGCGTTGGTTCATACCGCGGTCTCCGGCGTCGGGATGTAGGGAAAGCCGCCGTAGTGAATCACGTTATTGAACAAATTCGTACAAGTCGAAAGTGTGCGGTCGCAACCTGGGAGCAGTTGGAATTGGTCACCCGGCAGGATGGGCGAGAGAAATGCCAGCCTTACATAAACCCAGCCTCCAGACATGTTTGCGACCGTGCGGCTGGATCCCGCATTTGCCCCTGTCACACCAATTACCGTTCCTTGGATATACAAGTTCGGCGGAGTTGGACTGACGGACGTCGCGATTTGAGCTTCGCTTGAGCCGGGCCCTGCCGAAAATGTCGCCTGCAGGTTGGACCGGTCGAACTGGCACATCGCGTCGCCGAGAGTGTGCGTGCAAGATGATTGCCACAGCCGGCGCGGCATCTGGATATTCAGAAGCTCAAGGTGCGAGCGGCATTTGACGTCGATGCCAGTACGAGTACAGTCAATATCCGAAATGCGACCAGCGAAGAGGACCACAGTTCCCGGGCTCGTATCGCCATAGGTCGCCATGAACGCCCGTTCGAGCTGCAGGAGTGCGCCGTCGAGCTCTCCCTGCCAAGCCGCCTGCAGAAACGGTAGGCCGCCGATCAGATCCGTCGGTTCGGTATAGATGTTGACTTCGAGTTCGTCGACCTGAGTGCCGATGACGATCTTCGTCTTAGTGCGCTCGAATTTAGGACCCAGCGCAAAGGTGTAGCCATTCGCGAATAGCACAGTCGGAGCCGCCGAATAGCGCAGTACCGATCCGCCTACGAGAGTGATCGTGTAGAGGTCCGCCATGATGAACCGGTCGCTGCTCGCGAGGAGCGCGATCAGAGCAGGGCTGGCCGCCCTCATGAACGCACCGAAATAAAGGTCAGCTTTTTCAACTGCCACAACCGGAACATAAAATTTTCGAACTCATATTTGTCGTCAATGAAGCGGCAGCGGAAGTAATAAGTGAAATCAGTGGTAATGGTCAGCCCGCTGCTTGGAGCAGTGCCGAAGGTCACCAGCCCGCTAGCCGGATCGACGTTGTAGGTCGTCGGGTCTTGCGTAATTCCGTTAAAGTAGATCGCTCGCACGATATTCGGTGCGGTGATCGGTTCCAAGAAGCCGCCACCGGGCAGCATCGCACCCATTGTGCGCTGGAGCTGGAAGACGGTCGTGCTCGCATTGCCGACGCCGATCTGCTGCCCAATGACGTGGGAATCGCTGGGATCCTGAAAAAGGAATGTGCCGAACGCTCCTTGGCAGAGCATAAAGAATCCGAGCAGCGTCCTCAGCTCGTCGTATCCAGCCGCCGGATTGTCGCGCAGGAAGTCGTAGACCAGTGCAAATTGCCATAACGGATAAGGATAGTCGAGTGCGCGCAATTCGCGCCCGGATACCGCACGCTGGATACGCGTCTGAAATGTCGGAGTTTTGGTGACGCTCCAGGCAAGCCCGGGCAGCGCCGGGAAAATCAGAGCCATCACGCCGTCCGCAGCATTGAGCCGTTGCGCATCGCCTTGTTGACTGCGTTGACGAGAAGGCTGCCATTGCTCTGGAAAAATCGCTTTACGTCTTGACTGTCGATCGCCGAGACGTTGACAACGACCGCACCAGCCCCGGCTCCGCCATTGGCGGAGATCATATTCTGAAGGCCCTGGCTTATATTCGCCGGCAGGATCATTTCGTTCTGGTGTACCATGGCGAGCTGGTCGGATGGGACCATCCAGCCACCCGCTGCGGAAGCAATGCCGCTGGCGGCGGCCATCACGGTGGCCTCTCCGGCCGCGGCCGGCCCGGCCGCCGCTGGCCCCATAATCGGAGCCAGGAATGCAAAGATGCCCGAGAACGCCTGCGCTGAATCGGTTGCGATGCTCTTGATCGCATTGGCCGCCTTGATCGCCAGTCCAGCGGCCAATCCCTCGCCACTCGCTGCCGTGCGAGCGGAGGCGCCGGCCTCGGTTGCGGTTGACATGGCGAGCTCACTGGCAATCCAGTTGGTCACCATCTTGACGCCGAGGTTGACGAATTCGGCAAGTATCGACTGCGCGATATTCGCCACTGCCTTTTGCAATGTCGTCGTACCCAATATCATGCCGGTGATCGAGGTATCGAACGCGCGCTGGATCGGCTGCATCAGGCTCTGCCAGGTTCTTTGGCTAGTCTGCACTGCCCGAGAATCGAGATTTTCTTTCTCGCTCTGAAACCTTTGGTAGGCAACCAGCTCCTCGTTCCACAGATTTTCATCAGTGGCGCCATCGTTTCGGTTGTCCGACGCGGAACTGGCCTGGAGAAGGCTCGAGACATCTCCCAGACCGCCACTCGGTGCCATGCCCGCGCCTATCGACCCCGCAAGGTCGGCAGCTTTGGTCTGCAGCGCACCCACGCCGTTTCCGATTTGGCCGGTAGCAGCGTTGAGCTGTGACTGCGCCTGCTGGGCAATGTCGCCGAGCCCGGCAAGTTGGGCCCGCATCGCATCGGTCGCCGCTTGAACAGAATTTGATGCGGCCTCCATTCCGGATCGCAGGCCGTCGATTTGAGCGCTGATAACGACGCTGGTTTCAAGATCCGCCATTATAGTCTCTTCCTAACAAACTGCCTTGCCGCTGGCCGCGCATTGCTCTGATTTCTGCGGATGCCTAGTCGGGAATTTCCGACCGAAGGCGGAGTTCGGCGAAATCTAGGATTACGGGCGAGAGCCCGGCGTTGACCTCTCCGGCAGCAAACCCAGGCCCCAGCTGCGCGAGCAACGAGCTGGAATCCGAAGTCGGTTGCTGTCTTCGTCCCATCGACGTCGACGGCATGCGTGCATTTTTATTTTTCCCGACGCCAAGATAGGCCGCGACCAGTAAGTGCACCGGCGGGTGTTGTGCCCAGTAGGATGTCAGCTCTTCGATCTGGAAGAGCGTCATCTCGTCAATTATGGGGTAGGTGTATCCACAGGCGGTCGCGAGGAGACCATAGATTCCTCCCCAAGGGTCGCCGGCCCCGAAATCATGTTCGAAACTAACCTGGCGCTCCCGCTGCCTGCCCCCGGGCTCGTCCCGAGGGCTGGTGCTTCCCCCATAGCGGCTCCGCTCGGCTTCAGGCCGGAGCCGGTCAGGACGGCATTCAGGACGGCACTTGCATTCCCGAGATCGAGCAAATCCTCGACCCTGTCCGGCGTCGTCTCGGGATAATTGCGCTGCAGCGCCGCGGTGACGATGTCGATCAGCACGTTGATTTGTGCTTCGCCCATCGCGGCGCCGATTTCGGTCAGTT